CAGCATTAAAATACTCATCGAGTAAGTAAAATTCTTCTTTGTCCCAGTCATAAGCTATTACACACATTGCGGTTGGGTCCTTATAACCCACGTCGAGTCCTGCAAACACGTCCACCTTCTTCGGTTCAAACTGAGAGAAGTCTCGTACTTGTGTCTCGAAATTAAATTTCCATATCTGACCTTCATAAGTATTAAAGTCAGCCTCATATTCCTGTCTAAATTCTGCTTCAGACATCGACTTTCTCGCTTCATCAATATCGCTTTGAGCCATTCGAGGGTTGTCTCGATAAGTTGCACGAATACTACACCACTCGGGAAACTCCTCAGAAAAACCTCTGTTGAAGAACTCAGAGAACCAGTTATTTCTACCACGAGGAGTGGAAATAAAAATTGCTTTTGAGTTCTCTTTATCGAGAGTAGGACGAAGTGCTACGTTGAAAGCATCTTTTCCATCTGCAAGTGCGGCTTCGTCAAAGATAATTAAGTCGTAAGAGCGGCCTACACAAGAGTCAACCTGGTTTACAGAACCCATACGCACTGTGGATCCGTTAGAGATCTCGATAACTTTGTCTTTTGCATTATCTTTTGTAACTTCAAGATCAAAGTGCTTAATCAAGTTCCTTTGTAGATCAAAAGAAATCTGAGACAAGGAGTAGTTAGGAGACATGATTAAGATATTTGAGCCAGGCACTAAAGACACGAGCTGTCCAATAATGTTGGCTATATATGTTTTGCCCTGCCTCCGAGAGACGGCGGCAGAAACAAAACGATATTTAGGATTGTTAATCGCATTGATGATTGCCATCTGCGAGGGTAGCGGTGTGATATCCAGTAGTTCCAAATACGGATTTACTGGAAGCTTGAGAAACCTTGCCTCAGATTGTAATTCAACTATTTCGTCGGAGACTATATCTCTTCGACTTACTTCAACTGCCATTGGGTGTTCCTATTAAGTTATTTTTTACCTGCGTAGGCGTTAGCACCAAAAAACGCCGATACTAGGGCTGCAATAGCAACAAAGTAAGTAGGAGCAATATCTCCAATTATTTTTGCTGCGCTATCAAGACCGAACAGAGAAGTGCAAAAGATGCCGAAAGGATAAAACAACATTCCCCAGAGGGAGAACCATGTCATCTTTCGCATCGCATCTCGTTGTGCATCTTGGTCTTCGAGCTCCTTTCTGCGAAACTCTAAGTACATTTCTCGTTCGTCATCGGAGACTTTTCCGTCCCCGTTCATGTCTGCTGGGTGATAGTTCTTATCGTCTACCATTTTACTTTATCCGCCCAGTATGCTGCTGACATTTTACCTTTCGCTATGTTCTTAGCATGACGTGCTTTAAAAGATCTACGCTTTGCTTTCATAGCTTCTGATTCTCCAGCCTTGGGCTTCCCTGCCGTACGAGCTCCTTGCTGGCCGAAACGAATAGTTTTAATTTTATCGCCAACCTTAGCTACAACAATATGCGACTTTTTAGGGTGGTTGGGCGTGCGACGAGGCTTATTATAGCCCTTCACTCTTGCTCGTGTTAAACGAGAGTTCTTCTTTTTTGTTTTTCGCTTTGCTGGCATTAAAATTACTCCTTGTCTTTGCTATCTAAAGTAGTGACTTCACGGATTCCTTTACTTAGGCCTTCAGTGCCATATGTAATTGTATCAGTAAGATCAGTACCAACAGCACTTGTTATATTTGCTACTCCTTCACCCGTTGCTTCAATGGTTGAGTTTAATACGTGTTGTCCGCCGTCAATGGCAGCATTCATAGTATTACAACCTGCAAGGATAAAAGAAAACATTAAAATAATAAGCTTCATGTTGTCTCCTGTGCTTCCCTAAAGGGTAAATTCTACAGCTTATTTTTTACGTCCTTTTCGTTTCCTCTTTGCATATGTGGATACGTTCCGAGGCTTTCCTCCTGGATTTCCAGCTGCTCTTTTCCTGCGAATTGCTGACCTCCTCTCTGAGGCTGTCATGCGGGCTGCTTTTGCCGCAGGTACACACTTAGGATAAGCTCCTTTCTTTGAGGTTTTTCTACCACACTTCTTGTAGCCTCCGCCCTTGTTAGGCCGGGAGATATCCACCCACTTTTCTTTAAACCACTTAGTAAGTCCACTTTTGGGCTTTGCCATTATTTGACTCCCATTCGGTACTTACCGCCGCGTCTTTTATACTCTTTCACTAGGTAGGCATTTGCGTACGCGGAAGGGTATACTTTATATTTTCTTTTAGTCTCAGACTTTACTCGAGAGTATAATCTCTTATTCGTCGGAACTGGCTTCTTCTTCGCTGCTTTCCTCTTCCTCTTCGCTGGCATCTGAGACTCCTTTATACGCATTATATGCGGCTAGTGCTGCCTCGTGGGTAGCGAATCTATAAATCGTGCTAGTTTCTTCATTCTTGTAGCGGTACATTCCTCGTAAATACTTGATCATTTTCCATATCTCCGTCTATTCTTGGCCGCTCTTTGGCCTCTTTTGGGCTTGCTTGGTTTCTTCTTTGGTTTCTTCATAGCTTTTTCAAAAGCTGCATGAGTTTTACCTGCCATATGAATCTTTCCTCTACCAGTACCGTGACTATGAGTACCGCTTAAACCTAACCGCTTTGCTGCTTTGAGGGCGGCTGCTTTAGTTTTATATCGCATCTTATTTTCCTAGCGGATTGGACAGATAGTCCATCCCGTCCCAGAGTTCTTGTATCTCTCGCTTAACAAGCTTCATCTGCTCTTCGATACCTTCTAACTCTTTAGTCTTTAATTCTGCTCTTTGTACTATGCCTTTCATAGACTCCATCTCTTTCTCAACTTCAACCATTCGCTCTTGAATGGCAAGGAGTTTGGTCTGTTGTTCCATGATAGTTGCAAGGTTAGTACCAAAAGAAGCTAGTTTTCCCTGAAGCTGGGAAATATCATTCGCTTCCAGCTCTGTCTCAATAACAGTAATTTGTTCGTGGAGGGGAGCAACGTCTGGAATTTCATAAGCCTCTACAGCTTCGAGTCTCGCATACACAGAGGAAGCTGTCCATATTCCACCTGCGATTGTAGAGATAAATGCCAACACAACTGCAATCTGTGCTCCGCTGAAACCTACGCCGTCAATCTTCATTGTTGTGGTCCTGGGTTTACTGCAGCCTCACAGCCTTCTCCTGAGAAGAAACACTTATTTTGCGTAGGCCCATTCAGGTAAAAGTCACTGTTTCCACCTTCAAATAAAACTTCTGCTCTTGTCAACATAAGATCGATTCCGAAGGCATCAGTGCCATCAACCCAAACTGCGTAGCCTTGGTTTTGCGCTTGAAAGTCTAGTAATACTGCTCTTGATGAAGCTACATAAGAAAGATTGTCGGCTGCATCAGTGAAGCGTACACCTGCATTATCTGCACCTTGCTGCAAGAAGTCTGTAGCACCTTCGTTTCCTGCTACAGCAAGATAAGCTACTGCGTTAGATGCGTGGCTTGCTACATCTTCGAGGCTGTCATTATATGCTTGTACGTCGTCTTGTGAAACTGTAAGAAGCTGCTCATTAGTTGATACATAGTCTTGAAGATCTTCTTGCTTCTGAATATCATTTGTCTGCTGTGCCTCGGCTGCCAGGTCAGCAACCTCTACTACAGATATAAGAGCTACTGTGGCTTCTGCAAAGTCATCAATAGCATCGTTCATTAAACCAAGCTCTGCTTGCCCTTGATCGTTTAAAAACTCAGCGGCTGTATAAGCTACGTAACTTCCAAGGTTTTGAAGAGCCGCATTATAGGCTGATACTTCTTCTGATGAAATATAGGCATCAAAGTGCATGCCGAGAGGAGCAATTCCCGAGCTGTCAGCAGTCATAGTAGTTGCTGCACCTACGTATTGAATACCTAAGTCAAGTTTATCTGCAATCTGACCTGAAGTATTTACTAAGTTATCGAGCTCATTCGCTGGTGCGGAAACGCTCGCTAATAGACATGCCGTCGCTAGAATCTTCTTGTTCAACGTTCTCTTCTCCTATCCCTAGTAACGCATTGTACCAGAGTTGCTTGGCAGTAAATTCAGGTTTTGAAATGTACTCAGGTTTGATCGGACATTTAAGATATGTTTTCTTTTTGTCGCAAACTCTTCTCTCTTCTTTACCGTTCTTTACTTTGCCATAATTCGGAATATATAGTTCCGGATTGCTTTTCATCATTAAGTAAGCTCTTTTGCCTACAATTAGTTTTCCTCTTGTTAGGATTGGACAAGGAGTACCAGATATAAACATCGACTCCCATACTTTGTTATTCTCACACATTCGTGCTACTGCTGCCACTTTCATTCCGAGGTCTGACAAAACCTTTGAATCTCTTCGTCGATTACAGTTTGGATCTTCCTTGAACGACCCGGACGATAATCCTATCATTCCAGTCTGAAGAGACCCTCCTGACCCTTGAAGACATGTTTCGACCCCGTTGGACATATAAGAAGGACTAATGGCGGAACCTACGGGGATCTCGCTAGAAGCTCCGGCTCCATTATAGTTTGTAGTCGAAGACTCACTATTGTTATTACTTCCGACTGTCGAGTTCTCAGCATTCGTATTGAGAGACCCTTCCTGCGTATTATCGCCAATTGCGAAAGAAGAAATTAAAAGTAATAAAACTAGTCTCATTACATCGTCGACAGAGTAACGATCACACCGGCTAGAAACAAAATAATTGTGCCGCCGAGTGCGTAAAATCGCCCTTCCATACGACCAAGAGTATCTTCAATATTCTCTAGGCGTACAAATGTGGTCTTCCAGCGCTCTTCACACTGAACTTCATGAGTGCGTAGCTCTAATTCGAGTTTATTCTGATCCATTGAGTAGTTTTTCCATTAACTTACCATAGTTACCCTGACCGAACGGAACTTGCTCGTTGATCTGGACATTGGTTTGGTTCTTGATTTGGCCGTTCTCCGCTTTTAATAATTCGGATTGAGCTTTAATTTCGTCCATACGCATTTTATGGGCCATTTGTAACAGATCAGCTAGGTCTTTACTAGAGTATACACCAGATTCCTGGGCTTCTTCAAGTTTGGATGCGATCATGTCGTCGAGCAAAGAACCAATGTTGTTCTTGTTTCGATAACCCATGTCGAGATACACTGTGTCGATATACTTTTTAACTTCCCGCTTGTTCAGTTGTTCGACTACGGCTGTTTCAGGCACCTGAAGATAGTCGCATACGCCTCGGATGTTTCCGAATTGTAGGTAACTATTGGCTATTTCTAGTCCTTCAGGTGATATTGTAGTAATTTCTTTTGCCATGTTAGAGATTATACTCACTTTAAGGTTTCATGTCAAGAACTTTTTTTGAGTTGGTGTTGGTGGCGTAATACTTTTT